TTGTTTTGTAAATTTTTATTAGGAGTCCAAGAAACATAAAATCTTCCTGAGTTATTGGGAGTAAAAATAACTGTAGTATCTTTTATTCCATTATTCCAACTAAAAGAACCCCTTGTAACAACTCTATCTTTTATTAAAGAATCATTGTAATCTATTTGTTGATATAATTTTTGAAGATTAAATAATGATTGTTTGCTTTCATCTCTAAATGCATGAGACTCTGTTCTAGGAAATTGTCTATAATATTCGTTTAATCCATCAGGATCTGACTTCAATCCATCTACCTCGTTAGTCCAATGCTCTATAACGCCCTGGTCTATAATATCTCCAAATGGCCCTTCTATTTCTTTTTCTGGAACATCAAATACAGGATGACCATAAATATCAATAAAACCCTCATAATTCCATTCCATAGGTATAAACAATGAATATAAACCTGATTTAGTTTGTCCATTTCTATTCCTTCTTTTTACGTTAGAATCTGAGTATAATTTTTTAAAATTACCACCGCCTTTTTCAATAGAATTAGATGTACTTCCCATCATACATTTTCCTATAACTCTACTTCCTAATCTAAGACAAGTTTTTGTTACTCTCCAATTATTAAGTATATTATCTGGTCTTTCCCATTTACCACTTTCATCGTGAGCTAGTAATTTTAACTTTTCTCCATCATAAGAGTTATCTCCTGTATTTTTCCAATCAATAGTAGTATCTAATCCCTCAAGCTCTTTGATAGATTCATTTGCATCAAGTTTTTTTCTTGTAAGTTTTGACGCAGGAACTCTATACGCAAGCTCCGTTTTTGGCCTATCCATTCCATCTTGAATTGGTTTGAAGAAAAACGGATAATTGAGCGATATGGGAACAACTTTGTCTGTAAACATTTTTTTTGCATCAGAACCTGTTTTGGATAAAATTCCATAACGTGAATCTTTTGATGTGGTTGCAAGATGAACCAATTCTGATGATGACATAAAACTAAATCCTGATCGTCTGTTTTTAAGGTAACACATTCCATAGCTTCTTGAGTCTGCTTTGCAAGCTTCCCAGAATATAAAGAATAATCTATTTGATTCCCTAAAGTTTGGCTGCCCAACATCAATTTTTGTCCACCGCAAGTACATGTAATGAGAACCAGTGATGTAAGTAGGATTGTTTTTGTTATTAAACCAAAAACCTTCTTCCCTTCTTTCAAACTCTTTGTCAATATAGTCATACCACTTTTCCTTAAAATTATCTGGATATTTATCCCAATCAAAAACACTTTTTATTTTACTTAGTTCTTTAGGATACTCTATTTGACCCCAATGATTTTTATTAAAACGATAAACATTTTTTTGTTTTGGTAATGCAATCTTTAAATTTTGTATTTCATATACCTCACCAATTGTACCATCTTTTGATATAACAACAATATCATATTCTTTATTATATCCATATACCCAAGCCTTTTTTTTATTATTAGACTTTAATTCCTTTTCAGGTATAATATCATCTAGTATTTTATATAAAGTTTGTTCGTACATTATTTTGATCGACCTTCAGCAAATCCTTTAAATGAAGATGCTTTACTTTCTTTTTTATTAATGTCTATCATATTATTTTCTTCTTCAATCTTGGTTAAGATTTCAAAAGCATCAAATATTGCAAGCTTCTTAGATGCCGCTGCATTTTTTAATCTATCTGCTGCTATATCAGGAGCTAGTCCATCTAGGTCTTTTTTTAATATACCTTCATTAGCAACTTTTATAAGTTCTTTTACAGCTTTTTTACCTGCTTTTATTATTTCTAATTTTAATTCAGTATTATTCATAATACTAATGTTATGTTTTTATCAAACATTCTGTAAAGTTTTTCATCGTCTACAGTAAATTCATATTCACTATCTGGTTGAAATGAAACTTTAGTTCCTTCAACAATACCTTTTTCTGTAAGAATTTTATTTGAATATTTAATTATACCTACTAATGGCTCTTCATCTTGATGAGTCTTTAAGTACTTTTGCTCTTTAGGTATAGGTTTTACCATACAATACTTTGAATGACATAACCATTTGTTGTTGTGTTTATACATATAAAATTGGTCAAAGTCTATAAAAAACAAATCGTCTTTAAAAAAACTCTTACCACTTCTTTCTTTTCCTTTCATGTCATTATAATATTTAAAAACATTATGATGAACTAAAAGTATATCTCCAGAAGATATTTCTCCTTTGTAGTTTATAGGAACTGATACAACTTCTGCGTATCTATTTGATGCGGTATGATCTTCTTTGGATGTGCTTGTTATAAAATCAACATTTCCAATTTTTTTTGTGTTATCATACCTTTTGTCATTGCATGGTTTTACAATGAAATAAAAAGGTGATTTCATTCAAAATTTATATTATATTCAATTGATATAGGCATATTAGAATTAAATTCTTTCCAAAGAAATATTTCTCCTTGTTTGTTTTCAATCCAAACTTTTATAGAGTTGCTTTCGTTTATATGCTTTATTAAATGAATACGATAGCTTCCATTAAAAATCTCTTGATTTACTATGTAGTGCATAGCACTAGATTTATAATCTGCACCGACAGATATTTTTCTTATATCCATTATTTATTTAATTTAATTATACATTAAAGCCCATATCTTGTAATGAAGCTTCTATTTGGTCGTACCAAAATTGTTGTATAGCTGCACTTCCACTTGGCACGCTCAACTCGTTACTCCATCTCATTAATTGAGGAGTGCTTGTCGTGTAATCATCTAACATTGTTACATTAGAATAAGCAGTAGCAGGTATACTAGCAGGATAACCTTGAGTTCCTGCAGGGTAACTATCACTAACGGGAGGATTGCTAATATTCGCTGCTGGAACTAAAGAATTAGGTCCAAGTAAATCAACAAGAGGTGCTCCTCCAGTATTCGGGGCAGCACAGAAAAATTGAGACCTATATGTAAATGTAGCATCTCCAATAAAATTCCTTACAAGAGTTATATCATCAATTAGCGATGAATTCGTAGCATTATTTCTGTTTTTCCATGAATCAGCATCATTGTCGTTAGAGCCCATTTGATAATTGTCAGATACAAATTGGCTACCTCCAGATTCATCTCCAAATCCAAAGATTACTACATTATCTGCGTTTTCAAATATTCCTCCAGGTCCTGTTCCTTGACCAAAACCTTTGTTACCAAGCATTCCTAGTTGTCTTTCTTCAGCACTCATCCCCCAAAGTATATGAGTATCATACTCATCACTACCGTTAGTAGCTGTGTCTGTATTACCACTTCCTTCCGTTGCTCCTGTTGCATAGAAATCTTGAAGTAAGTTTCTTAAATTAGTTGTATTCAAATAATCTGCAGATTTCTGAGCGTCTGTTCGGGTAAATTTACAAACTGAATTTCCTCCATCACCTGAAGTTGTGACAACAGTTGCCCCATTAGCATCAACTAAAGTAACGTCTAGTTTAAAGGCAACGTAAGTTATTGTTCCTACGAATGTATTAGCAGGAATACCAGTTCCTTCAATAAGCATCCCAGGTTCAACAAGCAGGGATGCTTGAGATGTTAGTCCGTTGGGATTAGTTACATAACCTGTTTGTGTGAATATTGAACTTGACATTTCTATTAAACTAGCCCCCACGTTCCATCCTTTATTCATATCTACATAAATTTCAGGAACACTTGTCATTTTAGCCATTTCTATAATGGAGTTATTAAAAGAACCACTAGTATCTTGCCAAAAAGTAAAGTAAGTATCTCCTGTTACTGTTAATCCTGATATTGTAAAAGATTGAGTTGCTGATAATCCATCATTATCTGTTACTGTCATCACTACATCAATATTTCCTCCAGGATATGTTCCTGTTAGCGTTCCTGTACAATCATCATTATCTGTAAAAGTTAACCAACTAGCTCCTGCAGCAGGGAATATCTCTACCCCATCTACTGTAATAACATAATCTAAATCCGCACATGGTGTATTGTCATCACTTGTTGTCCAGTTATATGTCCAAGTATCTCCTGATTCTAAGTTAGGATATGTGCCTGCAGCTACAGGGTCTGTCGATGTCCATTCTGGGGGGTTAGGAGTAATTGGTATTACCTCTATCTCACCTGATAATGTCTGAGTTTCAGTTCCATCTACTGTAAATATTCCTCCTGGATTAGCTGCAGTAAAAGGAGCGGATGCTTTAAAGCGATATCCTGTATTAGCTAGTCCGTTTGTTATAAACTCATAACTAACTCCTGGTTGTCCTTGTTTAATGTCATTTAACTGATTACCTACCAAAGTATAGTTTGGTGCGCCTGCGGTATTATCTATAATGTTATTATTAAAAGGATTTAATGTTACTGTTACAGGAAGTATAGGCGCTATAGAGTTTGTTTTTTCAAAATAGAATGATAACTCCATATCTCCATCTGTTGGAGATATTGTTGAGTTTAGACTGCCTTCACATACTACACCAATATTTTGAAATGCGTTTAAAACAATATTTAAATTAGAAACATCAACTTCCCCTCTTGGATATGATTTATCATAAAGGTCAGATATAACAAATAAATCTTCCTTTTTAGAATAGTTAGCGAAATTAGAAATAGCATTATTAGCAACTGTACCTATAGATACAGTCATTGTATCTCCTGCAGGAATATTCATAACAACATCCGAAACCCACGCCCATGTAACTAATTTTAATTTTAGAGTTACAGGAACTCTCCATAAAGGAACTTGTGTACTAGGTGTAACGGCAGATGTCCATTCTAAAAAATCTTTTGAAAATTCAGGACCAACTCCACCACCTGTATTACTTCCTATTGCTTTAAACATCCCATTTACAATAAATGTTTCTGATGAAGCAGGAGGAGTAACAATATTTAATATATAATCAGCAAGACCAGCTATGGTAAACGTTTTAGTTTGTAACTCAATCGGACTTGATAATCCATCTGTTCCAATTAAATAATCCTCTGGATTAATTGGATTTTGATTGGGGTAAGCTAAAGTATTGCTAATTTTTGCCATCTTCTATTCTTTTTCTTTTATCTCTCCAGTCTGGAGATTTATAACGGAATCTTCTCCGTATTTTTTAATAAGTTTTTTTTCTAAAGAAGTAAAGTCTGTTCTTACAGTATTTATTTCTTTAAGCACTACATCTTTTTGTAATGCTAAATCTCCTAGTTGGTTTTTTAAACCTCCGAATTTAGTGTTTAATTCTTGTAAACGATCTAATTCTTTTTTTGTAACTGATTTCATTTTATTATAATTAAAGTTATATGCAAAGGTAGTAAAAAAAAATAAATATTATTGTTTGGTTTTACCGTACTCTCTTAAAGTAAAATAACCGCCAATAGCAGTGATGCCCATAGTAGTTAATAAAGGTAAGTATGCTTCTCCCAAAGGCATACCCCATTGAGAAGTTATAATAACAATATCTAAGAATAGTAAAATTAGCAACAACTAAAGGCCGTATATTTCTTGTTAGCCTGCTTCCAAACTTCATATCGTACTCCCATCTCTTGCTTATTTCTATTTCACGCTTAGATATCTCCTGTTCTACTACAATATCTTTCTCAAGTTCTTTAAGAAGCAAATCTTTATCTGTTTGTGATATACTTGAGTTACCTTTTATAGCATCTCCTAGTTTATTTAAACCTTCTACGCCTGTTACTGTACCTAATATATTTAATATCTCAGGACTTACTCCTGCTATTGTTCGAAGTAAATTACCTACAAAAGTTCCTTCTCCTCCGTTTTTTTTTAATTTTGGATTATTACTCATAACTATTCTATTGTTTTATCCCAACGAGATCTTGTTTTTCTTATATCGTAATGAGTGAACGTATTATACTTACCCAACCCTCCTTGAAGTATATGTCCGTTGTTAGATAATGTATCTATCGTATTATAAATTTCAGAAGGAGAAATATCTTCAACTTGTATGTCAGCAGCTTTACCTAAAATATGCTGTGAATTGGAAACTCCACCAATAGATTTATTGTGAGTTTTACACCTATAAGAACTGGTAATTTTAATAGGTTTTCTAACAAAATCTCTAATATGTTGTAGTTGGCATGCTAATTTTTGAATTTCCAGAAACACTTCTTCTGTCATTTCACAACCGCACTTACAATCAAATTCTGATTTATTAAAATTATTTGTTAGTTTTTTTTCTTTCATTATAACTAATCCATATTCTTTGAGCCGTATATACTATAGAAGCTATTAATAAAATTAGTTTTAGAGCCATCTCAACTTGAGAAAATGAGACAGCTAAACTCAAAAAGTTAAATGCGTAAATTTTCAAATCCTGTGTGTTCATTATTGTTTAATAATTTCGTAAGTAACTTCAATATCCATCAAAGCACTATTAGTCTGTGTGTAATTTTCTTTTACCATAA